AGGCACCCACTTGCTTGAACCGCCTCTTATGTGTCAAATCTGCTGGAGGCTGTTGGTTTGCGCCACCAGCAAGGTGCCCCATAGGGTGATTGCGTGGCGGTGGACGAGCCAATCGTGTTGCTTGTTGCTCATAAACTGTATCACGACCATATTTCCCTCTTGCCGCACCGGGGGAACCGTATGCTGCGCCACGCTCGCCCTCTCCCTCCGCAATACGAAGAGTGGAAGGCATACGACTATGCCTCCGTATTCGTGGGTCGTCTAACGGATTCATACCTTTCAACAACATCCACGCTTCATTCATCGGATTCATATTATCACAACACCGTCATTACTTCTGTATAGCGCGGTAGTGTTTCAGCCACCTGCGCTTTGAACAATTGATACTTGCTACCCAAGTCAACATTCTGTGTTCCTTCGGGTAGTAGCACGCTTCGGTCGTCGGACAGTATCAAGTCCATCGCGACCAACTTGGTGCATATATCTTCAATCGCTTTCTCAACATATCGCTCACCATAGACATACGATACTTTGACTGCGTTCCATGAGAAATAGGGGTATGAGTTATTGAAGTAAATCACACCTAAGTCATAGTCAGCCCACCAATCGCGAAGGCGAGCCTCGTCGCCTGTGGTCGTACCAACATAGTCTATCTTGAACTTCTTCTGATTCACTGTCGCGCCACTTGTTGCTGCCGCGCTAATGTCACCTTCTAAGTCAGTGACACCGTTGAGTGTAGTGCCTGTGATACTTGTGTAATAACCATATGTGCTACCAATGTTGATGATACCGTATGGTGCAAGCCCTGTGACATCAGCAACAGTGATAGTAGTAGCGGTTGCTGATGAAACCGTAGTGCTAGTATCAGTAGCACCGGAGAATGTAACACCGGATGATGTGCAAGCGTAAGTAGCGTTCTCACCTGCTTCACCACGGCGCATAGAAGTAATCTTCAATTGACCGCCGCCGTAGTCTGCGTTAGCGGATGCCATGAACTCATGATGAACATTAGCAGTTATAGTGCCATCAGTTTCGGTTACATCTTCAAATGAGAAGGATGGGCTAAACGCAATTGCATCTTTACCTTTGCGTGCATCCTTGTTGATTAGGTCTGCTAATTGTTGCGCTGTGCTTACATTATCAAACTGCGCGCGAAACTTGGAGTTGCCGTCACCAGCAGTCAATGTTGCTACACCGCCACCGCCGGGGCATAGAAACAGTTTGTCTGTATCAGCAGTTATCTGAGTGAAGTCTGAAATCTTCAAGCGTATTTCAGCCGCAGCAATTTCGCGATAGTCTTGACCTTGCCATATTTCTAAGCGAAGTATCTGCTGCGCGTTACGAAACATCAAAGGAACTGAACCAACATAATCTGTGTAATAGCGACGACGATATGGCTTGTAAGTATCGAAGTTAAGATACTCAGCGGTTTGTAACATAGGTCGCCAAGAGTTGTTTGTCAAGTTGTCAATCTTGTCTTGTGTACGCTTAATCAGTGTTTCAACCTGTGCTTTGGTAACACCCTTGCGTTTACCGTTAGTGAACGATTGAAGATTCTGAACATCTGCGTTTTGCGCGGTAGTGTATGTTCCCGTTAACGCACCACTAAAAGATAAACGAACATTACCGGAAGCGCGAGCAATGCTTGTAATAGTTCGCTCTTCACCCATTTCGGCATCGCTGGTAATCTCAATCTTATCACCTACTTCAAATCCTACTAATCTGTAATCTGCTGGTGCTATGTCAACATAAGTCGAACCATCGTTAGTGGCTAACGGGATAGGGTCGGGAAATGGTATCTGTAAAATATCTGCAACTTTCTGCGCGGATGTGTAATATATACGGTCGGGGAATAATGGTCGCCCTTCACGCTCTCCTGTCTGAAACACTGTTGGCACTATGAACGCCTCCTTAATGTTTTAGACACTCTTGGAGGGTCTTCGCCGTATTTCTGCCTATACTGTTGCACCAATGTCTTAGCCTCTTTGCTATTGATTCTGCCACCACTTGTGACTCGACGAATCTGCTGTGCGTCTATTTGTTTCTGTCTTTTCAAGTCAATTTGGTCTTGGTAATTTGCTTGAATCTGTGGTGTCATCTGTGGTGCGGTGGCTTGAGTTTGTTGTTTGATACGCTCTTCTTCTGCTTGCATTTGACGCATTTGAGCAGCCGCTTCATGGAAGCCCGCAGCCTCCATCTCTTCGGGTGTCATTTTCAGTATTCGCCATGCTTTCTCAAACACACTCATCAAATCACCTCTTCGGTTTTCGCGAGATTGTAATGCATAGGCTTCTTACAAGCCCCGCATCTTTCAAGATAACAGAAGTGAAGCATACCGCAGAAGCGACAACGCGTACCACTACCGATGTTGACAATATCGCGGATGTTGCGCGTCTTCATATTTTGACGCTTCATTACACCTTTGAGTTTGTCGCGCTCATCGGTCTTAACCATTGACTCTTCGGCCTTTTTCCAGCCTTGCTTTTCAAGCCGCTTCAGTTCATTCAAGTCCATGTCGCTCACCCTCATGTGGTGACGACTACAACATATAGATTACCTTGTAACATGTAAGAAGTGATTCCTTCAACTGCCTTACCGTTAGTGTAATCGTCGAGAACTTTCTGAACGCCACCCGCGACACTCGCGCCTGTTTCACACCCTTGTTCGGGTGTAAACTCAAACACCTTAGTATCGGACAAGGTGAATCACCTCACGCTCTTTCGCCTAGAATCCACCAGCGTCCGTCTTGGGTATGTGCGGTGCTTGCTGCACCAAGATTACCATTCCCAAACACTACATACTTGTTGGTTTCATCAATAGATACTGCAAGACTGCCGTCGGTTAGAGTGACCGCACCTTGATTCGGTCCAATCTTGAATAGGTTCTTGTTATCAGCCATCGCGGTCAACGCGGTATCAGTGTCTAAGGTTATTCTTGTAGCCGTAGGAAGTGCATCAACTACTCCAACCCTTGCGCCATTTTCGTCATAAACCGTTTCACCGACATTGAAGTGGATTCGAGCATCAACTGTGTCAACAGTAATGTCTGTGTCTCCAACGGATAAAGGACCGTCGGTTTTGACTCCTGTATCGTACAAACTTGTTACATGCCCGCCCGCCGCAAATACTGCGCGAAGGTGGTCACCGTAGTACACATCTGTACCACCGTCTGTGAATGTTCCCACTACCATGAGCATGTCGCCCATTACATGTGTCCTAATGTTCATTGTGTTACCTGCTGCCATTATTCATCACTCTCAATAATTTCTGCTTCTTCTGCCTCGTTAATAGATTCTTCGGACGGATTCAGATGCGCGTCAATCGCGTCAATCAATTTCCTCTTAGTGGATAGAGAAGAGCCATTGACTCCATTATCCTCCATCCATGTCAGAATATCTCCCTTCTTCCAACCCATATCGGGGATGCCGTCGTTGCCTTTGTCAACGCTCTTAGGACCAAATGTGTGTCCTTCGATTACGAACTCCGGGCCATCGACGGCAACGCGGTTGGCTTCTAGCCATTCGGCAGAAACCTCCCGCGATTGCCCCCAAATCCACCAACCTAAGCGACCCATGTTTGCACCTGTTCGGCGCGGGCCTTTGTAGGTTATAGTAGGCAAAAGAATCACCTCAACCTAGAACTAGAAGTAGTGTCAATGTTTCAGTCGCGCTTGAGTTGTGTGTCAAGACTAGACCGGACTTTGAAACACCACTGTCACCAGCAGTCGCGATTTCGCTGAATGCACCGTGGATAGCAGTAACTTCACCACTTAGGGTAAGTGTTGCTGCTGCGGTTGCACCCGTCCATGTCAACAAAACAAATCTTGGTGGGCGCGCATTGCTACCATCTGTCTGTCTTGCAGCAAATGATGTCAAAGCACCCGGATAAGATGTCAACCATGTTGTATCGTCAATGTCAACGCCTGTGTTCAATGGTAGGTCTAAAACTACCGCTGGTGTACCTGCGCTTGCCGTGTATGTAATTCCTCTATGTTCAACCATTCATCATCACCTCATTGTAAGTCGCGAATGCTACCACTAGCACCGAAGAAAGAACACCATAGTTCTCCCATAGTTCTGTAAAGCCCCTCTTGTCCTAGACGGTTAATCGCGAATGGGTCACCTGTTTCAATACCACTTTCAAAGTATTGTGTTGGAATTGCGGTTTGGAACCACAAGTAATCTGTGTCTAAGTAATAGATACGCGATAGAGTGCTTGCACCCTCGTCCGGCATGTCCTTTGTTGGAATCATTGGTACACCATTGTATGTTGCTACAATGAATCCAGCCTCAAGACCCGGTACACCCTTCACACCGTTGTATGTTGGGGTTACGCGCTTGCTATCCATGAATCTCTGCTGAGATTGTAGTAGTTGCTGAACACGCATTAGTGTGTCATACCCTGTTAGCATAACCTTCGGGTTACCACCACGGGTCCATAGTTGTTGGAATAATCCATCCATTTGATTCAATGACAAGTTTCTGTTAGAACTTGCGACATCGACTTCAGCACTGTGGAATGCTGCACTACCGTCGCGAGTGATAGAATAGATGTCGTGGTCAGTGGTTGCGCTTACATGGCCTGTACCTGTTGTCATCTTATCCGGGTCAGAAGTTAGTCTGTCAAGAGATTCAAAGTCGTTACCGACAGGAGTGTCAACATCTTCAAGAAGCATTCTGTTGATATGCTCCGCGTGATGCTTACCCATTTCCTCTTTTAGAACCTGCCTAACATCACCAAGTCCGTCATCCTTGTCGGATAGGAACATGCTAACTTCGGATAGGTCGAAGGTGTGAGCAACAGTCTTTGGCTTTGCTGCAACATGTAGGAACTCCGGTCTGCTGGTGTCCGGTAGTGTACCGTTCTCAGCAATACCGCCACCCTTAGTGAAGGAAGCGCGCTCGGTTAGGATTCTCCAACCACTTCGCTCCCACGGCTTCTTAGGAAGAATGCTGAACGCGTTGAACTCTTGGTTCAACTGCGACCAAACCTTTCGTCCGTAAATCGCTTGGTATGTTCCAGCGGTAGTTGACATCAAAGGCGCGTCTGCCTTCAGAATGTCACCTGCGCCATATGTGTAGCCTGTTTGGGATGCCCCACCGTAGTAGTATCTCTCCATGTCTTGAACTGTTCGTACATAGTTTCGTGCCATCAGATGTCACCTCCGTTCAACGCTTTGCCAGCAAGTCTGTGAACATCGTCCCATGACATGTTTGCTAGTTCAGCGGTTTCGGGAATAGTTACTGTCGCGCGTCCAGCGGACTTTGCGATAGTTTCAGAAGAGGATGAAACATTGTCAATCCTCTCGTTAAGTGCTAATACTGCTTTCTGCAATTCAACAAGTGGTCCGCGAGAATCGAAGTTCTGCTTCGCGATTGCATCTGCTTCAGCCTTAGATTCTTTTAGGAATCTCTCGGTAAAGTGGTTGTTTAGGTCAGCCTTGAAGTTCTGCTCTTCTGCCGCAGCCTTGAATACTTCATATGCTGCTTCAATTTCGCTAGGTGAAACATTGGATGCATTAAGGTAATCTCCCTTAATGACATTCTTGTTTCCGGTAGGCGCAGAACCAAAGTTTGGTTGCGGCCTCTTGCCGGAGTCGTCTTCACCTGCACCTTCAAGTGAACCCTGTCCTCTCATATCGAAAGCGGATTCGCCCGGTCCATATCCCTTGCTAAAGTGGTCGCGAGCCGCGAGTGGGTCAAAACCAGCACCCTTAGCGGTTTGCTCCAACCAAGCAAGATAGTCTGTTGTTATCATATCGTCTGCTTTGTTTGTCATGTCCTCACCGTACATCATGTCTTCCATCGACTCGTCATCATCTTCTTCTTCTTCGTCGCGTGGAGTTTTCTTAGGTTTATCGAAAGGTCCGGGTTTGCCGTCGTCATCCGGGTCTAATGGACCCAAATCGCCCGCATCCTTCTCTTCCTTATCCTTCTTCTTCTTGGAGTCGTCAACATCCATTGCCGCATCCTTTTCTTCTTTGTCATCCTTATCGTCTAATTTCTTAGATAGACGCTCAAGGACGCTCTGCAATTCACTCATTGTATTCGTCATGGTATCACCATTATCTTCCTTGAGAATACGAAACTGTGCTTCGGGGTTAATCCCTTTCTCACAAATTGTAACCTCATGGAGTTCCATACGACGAATCTCGCGGTAATCTCCGCGAGTTTGGTCGCTCTTATTGACGCGCTCAAAGGCTTGACCGCCTATTGAGAACGACCGAAGGTTGCCCTTTCGGATTTCAGAAGCCACTTCGCGTGCCTTCTCTATGTCGCCTCTTAGTTTGATGACAACAAACATACCTGTGTCATCAACTTCGGACTTCCACATTCTGCCGGATGAGTCCGTGTAAGAAGGAATTACAGTTCCTACCTGTATATTGGAGTGTGCGAGTTGAACATTGCGGAATCCATCTGCTTTCATAAACTTGCCAAAAGCATCTTTCAAAGCACCGCGAGTGATTAAGTCACCCTGCTTGTCAACCATTTCGACAGAAGCGTAACCTGCAACAACAAGGTCATCACCAATACCCTTCAAAATAACAGGGTCGGATGAAATACTCGGTGCTGCGAGAATCGCCATTGCTCTTCGCGACAATTCTCATTGTATATCAAAGGAACTGTTTTCAATCGCGATAACACCACCATCTTCTAATGTAGCAGTTTCGCCTTCAGTGGAACGCAGTCGCTTGGTTCTCTTACCTTTAGCCGGTTTAACTTCGTCATCTCTTCGCGCTTGTGGGTCGAAATCGGGCATGGTGTCGTCGCGAATATTTTCTGTTGGCCCTCGCGGTGACTCAACATCAGCACCCGCGTAATCAAGACCTAGACCTTGAACGCCTGTGCTTGTGATTTTCTCTTTAGCAAGATGTTCTAATCCGCGCTCAACTAATTCAAGTCCACGCTTAATAACTTCTTCTTCATCCTCAAGAACCTTCTTTGGTTTTTTGGAATGACCTGCTGGTGGTTCGGGGTCAACTTCATCATATTCCGGCTCATCTTCGGGTTTCTCTTTCAACAACCAAGCGGCTTTCAACTCCCAATATGGCTCTTGGTCGTGCGCTAACTTGACAAGATATTCATTGCCCCATACAGAAGATTGCGGTTCAACCATCCATACACCTTCTTCTTTGCGCGTTTTACAGATTACTTCATCATCAAACGCAGGGAATAGAATAGTGATTTTGCCCTTCTTCATATTGACTTGTTGAGGAACATGGTGGTCGCCGGACATGATTGCTAATGTTTCAACACTATCAGCAGCAAGTGGCTCATTGTCTGTTATCTTCGCTGAACGCACTCTATACACAGGGTTGTCACCTTTAGATGCACTAACTCCTGTGCATCGGATAGTGGCGAAGTCACCGACTTTCAAACCGCGTGGACCCTTCGCGCTACCTACATTCATGTAATGTTCATCACCAACTTGTTGTGCGCGCTTACCATAATTTTCGGGGAACATCAGTGGGCCAACACCGACTGAGTAGTTCTTACCGTTGCGCGATAGAATCACTACATCAACCATTTTCTCTTTACTGAGCAACACCCACTTCGGGTGTCGCGGTTCACCTTTCATGTATGTAGCGTTAGCATCGCGCAAAAGAATATCCATGTTGTTTTCATTCCTCAATCCATCAACTGCAACCTTCAAACCTTCATCATCACTACGCTTAGTGTTGATAGGTTCGGGCATCTTGATATGTTCACTCGACTCATACTGAGCGCGTAGGTGTCTGATTCTATCTTTGGTCGGCATATTGTGTGTATCTTCATCAGCCGTCTTCAGTAAATCAATAACTGTCATTATTCCATCATGAAGAATCGCGTGTACCGTGAAGTCTTTCTCGTACACTTTCTCCACTTCCGCCAAAATATCATCATCTAATTTCACTTCTCCTTCTGTGCTGTAAGCACTCAGTTTTTTACCTTTTTTAGTTGCGATGACATGTTCACCTTGAGGGTATAGACTAATCACCCAATCTCCTGTAAATCCGCGCAAATGCTGCATGTCTTCTAAATCGAAGATGCGATGCATGAACTTGACAGGTTGTGGTTTACCGTCATCTTTCATGATGAGTGTATCATCTAACGCTAAGTCAATATCAGAATAATGGAATAGGCTTTCATCGTTAACATTGACACCACCTTGTTCAGCAGCACCCATTGCTCTATTCGCGCTTTGACCTATACGCATGTTAGGGTTTGGTTCACTTTCAAAGTTAGTATATTGAACAGTGTTATTTGGATTAGTAGCATCAAGTGGTTTCAAGTTAGGGTTAAGATGAATCATGGCATTCCTCGGCATGTATGCCTTCATAGCCTTCGGTGGTGTGTTGTATGTATGCGCGTCATCATCTTCTAAGTACAAGTTACCGTCTGCTAATGCTTCGGTGTTAATGACGAATGGTGGTTTGATTACAGTACCATAGTGGAACTTCTTATCGCGACTTGTGTAAAGCGGCATTGGTTGAGCATTATTGAAATCCATACCTCCCATTGACTTATCTTCATCTTCACCACCCAACTTGGTTTTCATCGCAGTTGTTGTAGGACTAGCGAGCGTAAGACCAATCTTTTTCCATTGGTTAGGTTTGTTGAAGTTCATTGATTTGTTTGGTTTCGATTGCAGCCATGCGGTTTTGCTGAAGTAAGGCGTGTTTTGTAATGATACATCACTACCCATTCTTGTTTCCTCTAGTCCATGCTTCAGCATTTGAAAAATAATCTCGCGCTCTTTACCCATACTGATTGGTTTGCCCTTCTTTGTTGTGACCGAAGGACCACCGTGTAACAATCCAAACTCTCGACCGTCATGGTATGTGCCACCGTCATTGTGCATGAAATTGCCTTGTCTGTGCCTTAATCTAATCATATCGTGGGTTGCTTTTCTATCTTTGATAGGCTTTCTATCAACCGCGCTATGTGGATAATATCGTGCAGCGAAAGCGTCTTCAAAACTAATGCCTTGCTCACTCGCCGCCTCCTTGACATTACTCATTACTTCATCGAATATTCTTTTATCTTCCGAAGTCATGTGTTCATTGCTTTCTGCTAGTTTAGATAACATCGCGTGACCTTTAGGTTGCACTCCACCGAAATGACTATGTTTCATTTCTCTCGCGACACTTGTGTTTTGCTGATGTGTTTTACGCTGAGTTTTCAAATGCATCAAATCTTGCACCTGTTCATTATCTAAGTCAAAAGACAATCTTTTACCACCGATTCTGATATTCTCTTTTCCACTAAACAATAGACCTCTTTGTCTAGGTGATAGCGCGCAGATATATTCAGCCATCCTTGCAGTATATGCGGTAGCATCCCACGCGTTATCTCCCTCAAATACACCGGGGTACACTTTTTCAATAACAGGTTGCAAAGCGTCAAACACTTTTTTCACCGCGTTGTGTGTATCAGCCGCATTGTTTAGACGCTTTTCGTGATAATTGAGTGACATAGGACCGCCTTCGTGAACTTCGCGTAACCCCATTAACTTCTTCTCTAACATCTCCTGTTGCATCTCATTGCCACTAATTTTAGCCATCACCACCATTTGACTCAAATGTGCTTCATCCAAAGAAGATATGTAACTAGGGCTTGGACCTATGACTAATGGTTGAACCTGTGTAGTACCGTCTTCATCTTCGTATTTGTGATAAGCAACTATTTTGCCGTGTTCGGCTTGTTGACCTCCATCCATGCCTAACAATTTGCGTAACTCATCTTCGCGCAAACCTTTTTCTCTAGCGGTTGTCGCTTCTTGAAACGCTTGGTCTTTGTTTTTCAATTCTTGCAGCAACCTGCCTCTAGTCGCTATGCCATTCTCTTGACCGACTAAAGCGACGGGTGGTGAATACGGAATATCTTTTCTCAAGAAGTCATGGAAGTTTCGTTTGTATTCTTCATAATCTTGCGCGTCATAGATAGCATACTTTGTGTCCGGTGTCTGCGTCGCGCCACTCAACACTTCTTCTCTCAAATCCCTACCACTTCTGCCACCATAACCAATCAAATCATTGTGATTATTATGCGACACAGATGATAACCTATCCTTGTTATCGGGGTCTATTGCTTCTAAGAATCGTTTCATGGATTCAGAATCTTCGATGTGAAGCGGGTCGTGCGCGCCCATCAGCAATGCATCAATCAACAGTTTATCCTGTTGTGTCAAATCATATCTATGATGCGTTAGTAATCTATCTTTCTCATTATCTGACATATGCTTAGTGTGTAACAATTGGTCTGCACCTTTGTCAAAAGAATTGATGCGCTTCTTTCTCAAACCAAACATTGGTGTATCTAACGCGACTGAAGTAGCGTCCAACGGTATATTATCAAGACTCGTCCACCCCACTAGGTCATCCATATTCCATTGCAAATTGCTAGAGTGCGCCATATAGAATGAGTTGAGTCCTCTAGTCGCTGGTGTTCTAGGAGAAGGCATACCCTCCATGAAAGATTCAATCGCGTCAACACCCGTTTTTTGCTCTTCTTCATCATCTTGGTTGTTGGGGTCAAAGCCAAGACTTCTTTCTGCTATCTCATCCAAACTCATGTCACCGCGCGTCATCTCAAGTTTGACTTTGTTGCCAGCGTCGTAACTTGCTAACATAGCATCTTGCTCTTCGGGACTGTAATTACTTGCTTGAAGCGCGGTTGATAAGTCAACTCTGATTTGACCGTCAATGTCCTTATCGGGGTCAAACTCATTGATTCTCTCTTGTGTTACATTTGAGCCTTTACCCGTTCTCTCACTTCTGTTTGTCTGAGCGAAATTGACTGTTGACAACGGTGCGAAGTAAATGTCTTCAAACGCTTCTTCGTAAGCACGCGCGAAGTCGTTTGATTCACCATCTAAGTTACCGTGATAACCTACACCTTCCATGACTATACCTAGAGGCGATAATGACAGTTTGGGTTTTTTCTGCATATCCCAATCATCATCACAACCATGAGTGTAAATGTAACCATTTATTGATTCGCGTAAATGTTTACTGAACTCTGTGCGCGCATAGTCGTTAGCAATACCATTGATTATGTCGTCGAGTTGACCTTCATCAAAGAATCCACTTTTCACTAATTCTTTCATGTCCGGCAAATCATCATTCATTTCTAACATAGAGCCAACTAAGTCGCTTTTGATGTGCGGGTATTTGCCACCTTCATTGATGAAAAACATGTTATTCTCTTCAGCGAACTTTTCAGCAATAGATTCCAAATCATAATTATTGAGTACAGAAGCAATAGAAGATTCCACCGCACGCGGGAAGTTATTCTCTTTCATTTGCTCTATCTTACGCTCTTTCATTTGCTCTATCTCAGTCATCAATCGAGTCTTCTTATCTTTGAGATAACGGTTGCCAATCGTTTGACTCATACCTCTTTTATCAGCACCACCCGCGTAAATAGTGTTTAACATGTTATCCATTAGATAAGCATGATGAGCCATGTAACCTCTCGCGTTTGGACCTAGAATCTTGTTGATAACAGAATCATTGATTGAGCCGTCATCTTGAACACCAGCACCCGTCAACATCCATTTCTGTATTTGATAAATGTCATCATAAGGTAACATGGCTATACCTAAACGATATGGGTCTATACCAACGCGACCAAAGTTAAATTGACCCTTCAAAGGTTTTTGACTTCTGCTATTGTACTTATCTGCCAACTTTCTCAGTTTGCCGACAGGCGAGTCATCTTTACTAGAACGGATAGGTTGGCCGTTATCATCAAACAGATTATCCATCACCACATCGCGTGGTAACCCTTCATTCTCCCAATTCTTGACTCTCATAAAGTGTAAATCTAATTGTTGAGCGATATTGCTTGGAAGGTCATTGACATCGTATCTCTCTTTGTAATACTCTTTGAAATTATTACGGCCTCTTTCAAACAATTTCATCATGTTAACATTGTTTCCATTCCATGTACTGAATATGTGCTGCTGCTTCAATTCCGGTGACATACTCTTAGATAATTTCACCATCGCATCATTGAGTCTTTTCGCATTACTCATACCATCTTTGTATAGGTAGCGCGTTAACTTTTGGAAAAGTGGTATCTCACCATATGAAACATCTCCATCGCGCGGAGGAAACATATTTACTGCTCTGAACTTTGAATGGTCGCCTATAATATTCAGACCCTTATCCTTAGTATTAGGTACAGAGTCGTGCCTCCAACCCGCTGCACGACGAATCATAGTGTCAAACGCATTAACATCATCTTGCTCTATCGCTCTTATCAAATCCTCATTATTGATTTGAGGCTTCATGCGATGATGGCGTGGAGGCGCAGGTTCGCTGCGAGTGTCCTTAGTTGAGAATATTTTTGCCTGTTCACTAGCGGGTAGTTTGTTAAACTCTAGTGTGGGTTTCATTCTGCCTTCAATATATTCTTCCGCTTCATTCTTGAGGAATATACGCGTGTAACCTTGATTCTCTAAGTTGTTACAACTCAACAAGACATTGACGGCTTCATCGCGTGCGTCTTGATTATCGAATACTGCTTTTACAAACTCATCACAAACTCGGTGATGATATTCAAAGGCATCTTCGCGCACACATCATCACCTCATAGGAAGTCTGTGAGATTGTATGCTGATTCCGGGTTCTTATCGGATGGGTCACCCTTCTTGTTTTCGCGCGCTTCTAACGGGTATGGGTAACCGATAGGAGTCAACTTAACTTCTTCCTTCTTGGGTTTGGTTTTTGGAACTTCCTTAACTTTTATTCGTCTTTGATTGGTGTCATAATACCCTGTGCGTACAGGTTCACTACCTGTAACATTAGCAAACAAATCAGCGTGTTCTGAGCCGAACTCCTTTGTTTCCTTGTCAACCTTTTCGATGATGTCATTCGCTTTTTCAATTATCTCATCAACATCGGGGGCGTGCTGCCCTGCTTCAACCTTCATTGGTTTCATTGGTCTATCCTCCTTCCTTCAACTTCTGCTGCGGTGTTAGCCATAGCGTGAATCTCTTCCCATGACATATCATGCCATTCTTCGTTTGATGATGGCATACTCATACCCGCATCGTCGATAGCAGCAGCCGCTTTACTAATGACATCTTCACGGTCACCGCGAAGTGGGTCACCCCAAACATCTTCGTTAGCAGGTGTTTTTGCACGCACAAAACCTGCGCGCTTGAGTAGTAACTCCGGTGCATCCATACTCTTACGCATAGATATAATCTCAGCATCCATTGATTCCATTTTACTAATGAGTGCTTTCATTAGAACCATAGCATCAGTTTCTTCTGACACGCTCACACCTGTCCTTGCTTCTTGAAGTGGCTACCGATTCTGTCCGGTCCAATGTAACCCATTGGTCTATCTTCGGACTTCGCGATAACTCCCTGTGTACTGTTAAATTGAGCAACAGGGAAACCACCCGCGAATCTATCATTAACACCCATGATTCTGTCACCACCGTTCTGTGACTTGTAAATCGCGGTGACATCATCAGCGAGATAATCAGCGTTACTTTGAATGCTGCGTAAGAATTGTTCTGCTGATACAAGGTCGTTATTTGCAAGTGCAATCTTGAACTCAGACAAAGCAGATTCAAGTTTACGAACCATCGGGTCCATCTTGTTGAGTAGGTCGCTCATAAGTAAGCCCATTACTGCTCAACTCTTGAAGGTATCGCTATTAAAAACCACTTTCTTTTTGCTTGGAAGTAGGGTCTTTCGCGGCTTGGATGCTATCAAGTGCTTCTTCTAATGGTGATTTTTTAGCACCGCGTTGGTTCTTTTTGGATGAAGGCGCGCCGGATTGATGAGTTTCAGAACTAATAGGCGCAGGTCCATTATCGCGTTGCCCTGTTCCTTCACCCAATCCTACTGCTTTTTCCATCATCATAATCGGTGTACCACCACCGGGCGACGCTCCGCCGCTAGGAGAAGCCCCAACTCCCGGTGGCATCATCGCGCCCGCACCCTGTGGAGGTAAGCCGCCCCCCGGCGGCATAGGTGGAGTCATACCGCCACCCATCGGCATTCCGCCGCCCGGTGGCATAGGCATTCCGCCCGCGCCACCAGCCTGTTGCATCATGGCTGCTTGCGGGTCGGGTTTCTTGTAAACGAATCGTATATCGCGACCAGCATCTTCTGTCAATTCCGGTTGGAATCCAAGTGCTTGCATTCTTTGTGCAATGTTCACTTCTTGCTCATCGCGTCTTAGTCGTGTGATTTCATCTTCTTCTTCATTCGGATATAGTGTTAAACACCAATCTTCGACACCCATTTGTTCTAACAGGCGAGGGAATAATTCGCGTGAATACAACTTCTGTCCCGACTCAACTGCTCGATTAGTAACAAGTATCTGCATACCTTCATTATTCAGTCCACCGGATTTACCGGCATCCATCATAAACACATTAGAAACACCATAGAAAGCCGCTATACGCATCCTTATCTCATCGCGGACTTGTGCGTACTGCATTTCATCAAGGCTATCCATGAAGCGCACGAACTCAACTTTACCACGACCCGATGAAGATTCAACACCAACCTTTGGTATGTAGTGCGGGTCGCGTTCCATCTTCTCTTCCGCGCCTTTCCAAAATGAAGCGGTTGATTGGATATTATCAGTAGTAATAGCGAGTACACCGCGTGGGATTCTTCGCTTTTGATATGCAAGATAGATGTAATTATCCATCGCGGTAAGAGACTGTGCTTGCCTCCACATACTAGCGACAGGAGAACGCCCATACAGTTTAGTTGGATTGAACTTAGACAAGTGTAACACTTCACCTTCAATGTAGTATTGCGTTTTACCACTACCAGCAGTATTGATGTAATGAACATCTTGGAGAGGGAGAGAACACACTTCGCAATTCTTATGCTCGCGGTTATGAGGATAGGTTTTGTCACGGTGGATAGGACACATGAGGTATCTGCCACCACGCTTACCCGCTTTATCAGCAACAATACGCATGAATGTAGGGTCACCACGCACTAACTCTTTGACTCGGAAGAACTCTATTTCACCACTATCGGGGTCAATGAAATACTCTTTGATGAGCAACAGGAACGCGTCATCAACAATATCCAAATCCCATTCTATCTCTTTCATTATCTCGATGAATGATTGGTCCATGCTATTGCGTTGTTTTAGTAACCAACGCGGGTACATGATTTGGTCTGCATCCGGGCTATCGAACTCTTCATTGCCGCAAATACGACACTCCGTGACAGTATCATGTTGATATTCTTCTCCGCAATTCGTACACTTCTTGTGATACTTCTTTTCCCAATAGTAACCGCGTCTAAAGATTTCTTGACATAAGGTGTTGATTGTAGTTCGTAAAATAATAGACTCTTGAACAGTCGCGTAAAGTGCAGGTATTGAAACACCTTGTACGAGAACAGGTTCTTGTATGCCCGTTTTCCATAACGGCATCATAGGTTCGGGTGTTGAACGCCTTCTGAACGGTTTACTTAGCGAACTCAGAAAACGCCCTACCAATCCTTTTTCCTCTGCCATTATATCATCTCCACAAGTCGGTTAGCGTCGTCAACAAGACGAAGGGTTTCGCCGTCCCGATTAAACATCGCAAGCACTCCCGCTTCATCAATGTTCCACTCCTTCAGCAATTCTTCGCGCTTATCCGGCACATCTTTCCAATTCAACCACTTAACAATGCGAAACAATTCATCACGGCGTGATTTGATAATATCAGTTTTACGACCGCGCAAATCAAGAAGTTCTAGGACTGCATCAGCCTGTCCTTTTTTCATTCGCAAGTGTGGTTTGATTCCCTTCATTAGTTTGCGCAAATCATCTCGACTGTAAAATTGTAACCTATGTTGAGTCCTTCTGCTATTCTTGTGAATCTTCAAATCAGTCTGTAATACACCACACCCAAGAGCCTTGTGTAAATGTTCACAATGCATCTTACCTCTTTCACCTGTGGCGATAAAACCTGCCCGCGGCTCAAGACGCTTTGTGATAGTGATATAACCATCAGCATCTAAAAAGCCAGCAGCGTAAGCCCACACATCTTTGAAAATTACCGTGTCATCTCTGATGATGCCCCATGATGTGCCAACACGCTCAATGTCATATTCAACACCATGCATCTTGAGAAGCGCGCTCAATTTTGAACTTGAAAGATTTCTAGCACCCGTCATGTTAGCGAAAATCTCAGAAGAAGGTAATGGGCCACGCGATTCAAGTATTTGTACCGCCTTTGTTAGATGAATAGCATCTGTCTTTTTGATATTATCAACTGAATGCAAAGCGTTTTTCCATTCTTTTTTCGCATTCTTTTTTACCTGTTGAGCATCAACCCACATCTGTCTTTGCTCATCATTGAAATCTCCTTCAAGTAGCAACAGTTTGCTAATGGTATCATTAGCCTTCTCCCATTGAACGCACGCTCTTCTTAGCGCGTATTGACGATTGTTACCATGTTTTCTCAACGCTTGTAAGTCACGCTCACTAATACCTAGATTGCGGACAGTGCCTTCGTGCTTACCAATCCATTCGATTGATTGAAGAGTTGCTTCCACTTCTTGCTTCTTCGCGATACGAATAGCATCAATAGCATAATCAATAGCGTCGCGCATATCTTTATGTTCACGACGAGCCATTCTCAAATCCTTAACTAAGTCACCAGCACCGCGGCCAAACATTGACTGAAACCAACCACCATCGGGGAGAGAACGCTTGAGTTGTTGTTGAACTATTTGCTTTATCTTATCCTCTTCCTTTTTTTCACCATCTTGATTATTTTCGGGTGGAATAGGGTTGGCGTTTGCTTGTCCTTGACCTTGAGCCGCGGGTCTAGGTGCATCACCAAATGAAGGTCCTTGAATGGTGTTTTTCAATATACTGTTCGACAGTATTTCAGAAAAAGAATGTATTTCAACCATCCGATTTCATTGCCTCCGGTCGTCCGTTTTCAATCCAACACTTCTTACAAAAACCGAAAGGGTACAAATCGGTTGTTGTATAACAACATCCTTTGTAAACCCCTTCGACTTCACTCAACAATTCCACCTCTTCAGTGCTGCACCTTTTGGTGTTAGTTTACCCTTCTTAGAAGTCGGTCCTTTGACACCACTCATCCGCGCACAAAATGATTTGCGTCTTTTGGCTTTTTTACCACCGGGTTTGAGTTTGCTAGGTTTAGTTGTAACAGGTGGTTTCAGATTTGCGCCTGTCTTGCGCTTTGCAGCAGCACGACCTTTGGCGTTCAAACCACCCTTCTTACTGTGCTTGTTAGGATTGTAACCGTGAAATGGTTTGCTCTTCTTCTTTGCTTTTAGCACAGTAGTTGCTATCTCAAACGGAGAACAGCACGAACAAAATGTTACTTGTTTCGCGATGTCGTCATCCGTCATCATTGCTAATTCTTCTGCCGTTATTGGCTCATGTTCTATGTATTCGTATTCCATCTTCACCACCGTCGGCTTACCGCCAACTCCTTGTTTTTTACTGCGTTTTCGTTTTGTAGCCGCGCGCTTTTGACCTTCCGACATAGAGCCGGATGTCTTTGGAGTTTTACTTGACACTTTGACAGATGGGCGACATTTTGGATAACCCTTTGAAGAAGTCTTGGCTTTGCTTCGCCCACACGGAGGATGTGACCCATCCTTATTTTTGCGGGAAACATCCACCCACTTCTCCTTGAACCAACGGTTCAGATTCTTTTCCACCATCACTTACCAGCCCATGCATCACATGTGTATTCTTTATTACAGGTGAAATCATACCACTTGCAGTAACCTGTCATGGGGTCTTCTGTTGCTGAATCATCCCACGCTTTACAGTTACCACACTTCTTTGAGCCTGTGGCTTTTCTGTAATTAGGTGCGTCCTTCTTGGCTTTCATCAAAGCCCACGCTTCTTCAAGAGCGTTCATTTTTTCTTGCCCCCCTTCTTCTTTTTACCACGGAACTTGCCGCGACAGTATTGAACAGCCCAACCATTTGCATACGCGCTTGGATAAACCTTGAACTTACGCTTCGCTGCTGCTTTACCAGCCGGACATAACTTCTTCTCAAGATAACCAAAAGCCGCTTCAGTACCTACGCAAAACTCACAATCACAATCAGTCATTTCAACCACCCCTACAAAGAGGACAAGGGTCACCCTCTATCATTCCTTTGCCTTTACACGCGGGACAACTTTCATCACCTTGTGTAACATTCAAACCAAACTTACCCAAAAAATCATACATATCTGTATTTTCTTTGGGTGTTAATTCTTGACTGTAATCTGTGTTAGCATCTATGCAATGGTGGTTCTGTAAAGCATTTTCACCATAGAACATGCGTTTACATTTAGGGCATTGAACTTCGCGCCCCTCTTTTAGAACAACCCACCAATCAGTCAATCTAACAACCCCGCCATAACTTCGTCTAAGTCCACAATACGCTCGCGGAACTCGGTAGTAGCCCAATGTGCTAACGCTAACGCGATAGCAAAGTCATCGTGTCGCCCAATACTATCAAGGCGACCCTTCTTACTCATACCAAACATAAGCAATTCTCGCTCAAGTTCAGACATGAGCGTGCGTGAACGGTCATCTCCCCACGGCAAACGAATCTGCTCTTTTTCAAAGCGCAACACCAAACCCATGAGAAGTGACTCACGGCGTTGGCGTGTGGAAATGAATGTCTTGATAGGAAGGTCG